AAGATTAGGTTCACGCTCCGTATAATATTTTATATCTCCAGTTTTACCGCAGATTACCATATAATTCATAGCTATTCTCCAGTTAGATATGTGTAGTGAACCTCGGATACATGGTTTCCGTCTTGCCATTTCGGAGATTTAGTTGCAAGATTTTCGCACCATGAGTTCCATAGATATTCACAGCCGTAAGCATGACACAGCTTTATATACCGCAAGATTCGTTCAATGTTAGCCTGAACAGCTTTATCAGTCTTCGGACTAGGGTTAAGCTTGAAGTCTTTAGAGTCTAAGCCGTAGATACGAATGTTATGTATATCCATACAGCCCACCATTCCTGCTACCAACTGACAGCAGAACCCTGCTTTGGGTAAACCCAAGCCGTCAACTCTGAGGAATATCTTCATCAAGCTGTAAGCTTTGTCGTCATAGGATTTGTTAGAACTAAGAACAGCTTGAACCTGAGCAAACATTTTATGTTTGTTCGACATCAAGTATTCGTAAGTCTTACGCTTGTTGCCCCATAGAAATCGGGAGTCTATCTTGTTGGCTCTAACATCAGCCAACTGCTCACCGACACCAAGCCAGTTCTGCTGAATAGATAGAACTACCATGAGAACTGTGTCTGCCATGTTGTTGGCATTGCGTTGAGAATAAATCTGTACCGCTTTGCAATGTGTATCGAACATTTCGTCACCTCGGTTTTAAGGTTTATTAGTTAGTTCGTAAGAACTTACTAACTAATAAACCTTTATAGTCAATTATTGTCTTTAGAAACCATACCAGTTAGCCACTGTTATATAGCTAAACATCAGAACAGCACCGATTACAACACCTTGAATAAAGTCTTTCACATACTCGCTCATTTGTACACCTCGTCTAAATCTAACATTATGGGTCGCTCCCAATGCTCACAGAAATCAGATATATTAAAATCTATATCATCGACTAAGTGAGTTTCGAGAATATATTCTTCCGACCACTCATCTTTATGGCAGACATGGGACTCCAAAGCTTCCCAAAGCTTAGCGTTTGTAGCTAGATTTACATCTAAGCCGTCTAAGATATATGTACTACCGCCTTTGAACTTCCAGTGTTGCGGACATTCTCCCTCACCATTCCAACAGTGAGCACCATAGTTTTCTAAGAACTGAGTAGCCAGAATAATTTTCATAGCTTTATACCTCTTTAGTTATAAACATTAGTCGCTAAACAAATGTGAACATCATCATAGCCTTCTGCCCAATATCTATCAGCTATATGCTGCGCTTCTTCCATAGATATTGGATAGCAAACTACCTCTGCACCGCCAACCCAAACTGTATATATTTCCATAGCTTTATTCCTCTGGCTCTTGAGAGCCGTCAATTATCATCTGCATTCTGTTGATAGTTCTCATCAACTCTGGTAAGTTATTGAGATGCGTATTTTCTTTAAAACAGATTTCCATTTCGTCAGCCACCAATTCCTCGGCAATCGTAAGATTATCGTATAGTTTCTGTAATAGGCTCATAACTTTATCCTCTATATAAATTCATTTATATCAGTGCCGTCAATTTCTAGCACATCAAAATCTACAGCATCATTGCGGAATATTTCCTCGAATGTCTCATAGTAATAAAATATATATTCATCGGGAACATCAATCCCTATTTCATCTTCGATGGCTACCAGAACTTCTTTCTGGTAATCATCTATCTGCACAGTTAGATTTATTACACTCATAACTTTATACCTCAGTAGTTAAATCTTTACCTGCTTTGCGAAAGCGTTTGTTATATTTACGCTTAACTTTTTTGGCTTCACCTGATTTTAGGTGATGATACTTTCGTGCGGTAGTGAGTATATCATACTCATCACCAGATTTTAAAGGGATTTTTTTGACCATAGACTACTCCGTAGTTTCGGTTTCACTTTCGTTTACTAGCTTACAAGCTAGATTCCAAGCCATCATAGCTCCCAACCATGCTATAGATTTCTCTGTGCCATTCGGCAAATTAAGTCTATTTTCTAAGTCTGCCATAGACTCTGGTGTAACAAAAGCTTCACAAGGTTTAATCTTATTCATATCTATATCCTCCCTGCCATCAATGTACCTGCATCGTATGGCTCTGAGTAAAATCCATTCTTGGTCAATAGCTTTTCAAGCTTTGGGTGAACACCATCGGTATCTCTGTGGATACCAAACTCTATGTAATAGTTAAACAGCGGTAAACCATCTGGAGCATAACCGCATTCTGAACCTTTGAACCAGATACACTGCTCTGGTTCTATGTCGTGTCCATAGAAAGCTATAGCATCTACGGCATCTAATTCGGGGAAAGTTTTATTTAGCAAAGCTAACAGGGTATCAAATTTCATAATTCTATACCTCAACATCAACGTAGTTTATGTTCTCTATATCTAGAGGCTCATTGTGACCGACAGTTATATATTTATATCCGTCAAGTGTTAGAGATTCTACAATCTCTAAAGCTTCTTTTCTAGTCTCGCATACCATAGCATTATCGTCAAACATAACTATAAACATATCTATATCCTTTTAACTCTGTTAAAAACTGGGAGAGCCGAAGCCCTCCCGATAGATTTTATTTAGAAGATAGAATCTCTAGGATTTTATCCATCTTAGACTCCAAAGAGTCTACTCGCTGAGTCAGCGTTTCTTTCTTTTGCGCTGAAGCTTTAGCTTTAGGCTGTGCCTTTTTAGCCGTAGCTTTCTTAGCTGATTTCTTAGCTTTAGGCTTAGAAATCATTGAGAGAAACAGCGGTGGAACACAATCCCACTCACGATATTCCGTAACGTCACCATGTGTCATAAAGCTATCGGAGTTGGCATAGTGCTTGTTAAGCACTGCATGGAACACTTTGGTCAAGCCGTAACGCTCCGAAGGAGACTTGGCGTGAATGTTCGCAAAGTGGCAAGCTACGCCATAGACTTGACGTTGAGTAGCAATTTGGTTCGAGTCGATTTGGTTGAAAGTTGAAGTAGCCATAATTTTAATCTCTTTAGTTGTTTAAGGAATAAAAAATTAGTTTGTTCGTAAGAACTCACAAACTTATTTTTTCTTCCACAACTAGAGAGATTAAGAAATAGCCCCATAGCCCTATAAAGCTTTTATTGCTTTATAGGGCTATGGGGCTAAAAAGTGCTGCCGAAATCCTTACGGATTTCCGTACAGGCGATAGAATCTTAGAAGACTTTCAAAGTCTTTGGAGTCTCAAATAGGCTATGCCTAAATATCTGCTAAGTCTTTGAAGTTGTTGGAGTTTTTGAAGTAAAGCTAAAGCTTTAAAGATTTTTGAAGGTTTCTCTAGTTTTGTAAACTAGAAAACTTGTAAGACTTTAAAAGTCTTCAGAGGTGGGCGTGTTAAATCTTTAAAGATTTTAGAGTCTCCCAAAATCTTCAGAGAATTTTAAAAGCTCCATAGAGCTTCTTAAAATTCTCTGAAGATTTCATAGCATTTCAAAGTCTTTAGAGACTTTGAAGCTCTGCCCCACATACTTTTAAGTCTTTTAGAGACTTTAAAGTATGGGGGGCAAGTAGCCATAGGGGGGTACTGGGATATATACACAATCTTACACATTTTACGAAGATATGCCATGTAAACCAGACTGCGCTGCAGCTTAAAAGGCTTTAAAGGGAGGAGCAAGGACTGGGTAGTCGGGCGACTTTCAAGGGCTTTAAAGGGAGAAGGAAGGAATAAATCTGCAGTTAAATGTACATTAAGTACAGTTTTATGTACATATAAGTGTGTACATATATATGGTATAAACCCCAGAGGGCTTAATATATATTATACACTGAGATTCGCCTCCTGTCAAGTTTTTTTTCAGGTCTTCCCTTAATAAGTATATATTACTACTATATAGTATATATACAGGATTATTTACTGTTTATTGTAAAAAAAACTTGACAAAACCCAATATTACCTGTATAATATAGTATATATTGTACAAAAAAGACTAATAAGTAATATGGCTGAAAAACAACTTACTACAAAGCAACAAGCCTTTTTGGATAATCTCCCTTCATGTAACGGAGATATTGCTTTAGCTGCAGAACTAGCAGGGTACGCAAAGAACACACATTATGAAGTCGTCAAAGCTCTGAAGTCTGAAATACTAGACATAGCTACAAACATAATGGCGCTCAATGCCCCTAAAGCTGCTTCTAAGCTTATACAGATTATGGATAGCCCCGAACCTATCCCTCAAGCTAATATGCGTATACAAGCAGCACAGCAAATCCTAGACCGAGTAGGACTTGGTAAAACCGATAGGCTAGATGTAAACGTAAATACAGGTGGTGGTTTATTTATCATCCCTGCTAAAAAGGAAGTAATAATAGATGGAGAGTATACGGAGAGCTAGTAGTACCATACCTTTCGGCTATAAACTTGACGAAAACAATGCGGAAATGTTGAATCCGATTCCAGAGCAACTTGAAGAACTGGATAAGATGATAAAGATGATTAACGACAAAACCCTTAGTCTACGTGAAGCCTCTTTGTTCCTTGAGCATAAAACTGGCCGTTTTATTTCTCACATGGGCTTAAAGAAAATAGCCGATAAAAGGAAAGTAAACGAATGAAAGACTGGGAGGTGAATCCAGAAAACTATCTAACTGATGAGGAAGGTAACTTCAAACTCAAGGCTGATGGTACACCTCGCAAGAAAGGCGGTAGACCAAAAGGCTCAAAGGGCAGAGGTTATAACTACCATTCAGAAACAAAGGCCAAACAAGCTGCAAAGAGAAACGTAAAGCAAAAAGAAAAGAAACTTAAAGCAGCACAAAAGAAAGTAGATAATTATAAGAAGTCTATAGATAACACCAAAAAGACTCTCAGCAAACTCGAAAACGAGAACGAAACAAAACTCGTAAGCGCCTCAGAGTTGGATGACATCCCATCAGCGTTACAAGCTGAAGCACAAGAGGATGTCATCTCTAAGGCTAACGCAGGGCCACAGGAAGAGTTCCTCGCAGCAGGTGAAACAGATGTGTTGTATGGTGGAGCAGCAGGTGGTGGTAAGTCATACGCAATGCTTATTGACCCACTCCGCTTTGCTCATAGACCTGCACACAGGGCATTAATCATTAGACGTTCAATGCCAGAGCTACGAGAACTAATCGACAAAAGTCGGGAACTTTACCCAAAAGCTTTCCCGACTGCAAAGTACAAAGAAGTCGAAAAGATGTGGATATTCCCTAGTGGTGCTAAAATGGAGTTTGGGTTCTTGGAGCGTGATGCAGATGTATATCGCTATCAAGGTCAAGCATACAGCTTCATAGGCTTTGACGAGATTACACATTTGCCTACGGAGTTTGCTTGGAACTACCTAGCTTCACGACTACGTACTACAGACCCCGAAATTCAAACGTACATGCGTTGTACAGCAAATCCAGGGGGTTCTGGGGCAGATTGGGTTAAAAAGCGTTATATTGACCCTGCACCCCCTAACGAGAGTTTTAGAGGCTCTGATGGCCTCACAAGAAAGTTTATACCTGCTAGGCTACAGGATAACCCTTACCTAGCAACTGATGGTAGATACGAACAAATGCTTAATGCACTGCCTCCAACACAACGGAAGCAACTGCTAGAAGGAAATTGGGATGTTGCCGAAGGCGCAGCATTTACAGAGTTTAATCCCTTTGAGCATGTCATTACACCATACGAGATTCCGATACACTGGGAACGCAGCAAAGGGATTGACTATGGTTACGCATCAGAGAGTTGTTGTTTGTGGGGAGCAGTTGACCCTAGTGATGGTACACTGATTATATATCGTGAGTTGTACCGCAAAGGTCTACTAGGTTCTGACCTCGCAAACATGATTACAGAGATGGAATACGAAGACC